AGAATTCAACAACAACCAGATTTAGAAAGAGAGATTGCAATAACTCTTCCAAGATTATCCTTTGAGATGCAGGGGATACAGTATGATCCAACTCGTAAGACTGGAATCGCACAAACTTTTCTTGCAAAAAGTGGAACGACTGCAAAGAAAGTTTATATGCCTGTTCCTTATAATGTTGGATTTGAACTTAGTATCATGGCTAAGTTAAGTGATGATGCGTTACAGATATTAGAACAAATTGTACCTTACTTTCAACCGTCATTTAATATCACAATTAATTTGATAGATTCAATTGGTGAAAAAAAGGATGTTCCCATTGTTTTAGAAAGTATTAATTATAGTGACCAGTATGAGGGTAGTTTTGAGACTCGTAGAACAATTATTTACACTCTATCATTTACTGCAAAAACTTATCTATTCGGGCCAGTTGCAGATGATCCAGCAGGTCTTATCAAGAAGGTTGATGTTGATTACTATGGTAGCACAAATATCAAAACTGCGAAGAGAGTTCAAAGATACAGTGCAACACCTCTTGCTAAACAAAATTATGATGATGACACAGCGACAGTTCTTGATGGTGGAATAAATGAGAAAGTCACAAAATTCAAGGTTAGTGCAACTACAGATCTAGCTGCAAATCAAAGAATCATCATTGATACTGAAATCATGAAGATTAGAAGTATCAGTGGTCAGAATGTAACTGTATTCCGTGCTCATGATAACACGGTTGCTGCATCACATGATCATGGTGCAAGTATTGGTGTTCTCAGTGCAACTGACAATACATCAATTGAATTTGGTGATGACTTTGGATTTGATGAAATGTCGTCATTCTTTAGTGATGGTAAGGAGTTCAGTCCTTCTCAAGGTATAGACATCTAGGAGAGTTATGAAAAATTTTGATTCTATCGAGGAAGCACTTAACGTTGATACAGAGGTCGTTGAAGACAATAAGATTGAACCTCGAAAGAATCAACTGAAAAAGGATGATAAAAATGATTCTGAAAAGGACTATGAATATAGTCGTGCGAACTTATATTCTCTCGTTGAAAAAGGGCAGGAAGCAGTGAATGGTATATTAGAATTAGCACAGGAATCAGATTCTGCAAGAGCATATGAGGTCGCTGCAACTACAATCAAAGCAGTTGCAGATACAACAGATAAACTTATTGACTTGCAACAAAAAATGAAGGATCTTGAACAAGATCCAAACAAAGGGCCTACTAATGTTACAAATGCATTATTTGTAGGTTCGACAGCGGAGTTATCAAAATTAATTAAGAATCAAAATAAAGATGATAAATGAAATCTCCAGAACTATCAGAATTTTTTAGTCTTCTCGGAAAGGCCAAGAAAGAAAAGAAAGAGGAGTTTGATAATCTTCTCAAGGAAGCAGACATCAATCTTGATGTCTTAACTTCGTCTGTCGTTACTGGAATCAAGGAAGCAAAAGTCAATATCAAAAAACAAAAAAAGAAAGAAGAAAAATTAATTGAACAATTAGATTCAATTATAGACGTAATTGAAAATCCGAAAGAAGTTAAGGACATCACAGAACCAGAAGTGACTGTTGGAGTGCCTGAAGATTTTGATGTATCTTCTTTAGAGGATGCTGATGATAATCCATCATTTGAAGTTGTTGATTTAATCAAACCAGAACCAATTAAGACGCCAGAGATAAGTGATACTGTTGCACAGGCAATTAAGTTTATTGAAGAAACAAATATTAAAGAAGAAATTGAAAACTCAGATGAGACGAGTGTTGATGATCTTAAGGGGGAAATCAAACAAGTAAGAGATATCTTATATAAGGTTCTTTCACATGGGCCAGGATCTGGTGAAGTTAATCTTTTAAAACTTGATGATGTTGATGAAGATACTGCAAAGGTTGATGGTAAATTTTTAAAATATGATTCTTCTAGTGGTAAATTTATAGGTGCAGATGCAAGTGGTGGTAGTGCAGAAAATATTGCATACACAGGAATTGTAACTGCTGCACAGTTCTCAGGATACAGTCATCTGATTGCTCCGCATGGATCAACCACGACAATCACAGTTGCAGTTGCTACTAAAACAACCGCACACAGATATTATGGAACTGGAAGTTCTAATGGATATGTTTTAGACAATGTAGAGTCTCCATTTTTGACACTTACACCTGGCAGAACATATCGTTTTTCTGGATCAGTTGCAGGTAGTCATCCGTTTAGATTTTACTATGACGCTGGAAAAACAACTCAATACACAACAGGAGTTACTGTAGGATCTGGTTATGTAGATTTAGAGGTTACAGATACAACACCAACAGTTCTACATTATCAGTGTTCATCTCATGGTTACATGGGAAATGCGATTCAGGTAAACTCAAATGTAGTTGATACTCCTTCAGGGGGAACTGTTAGAGGAACACTCACTGCTACAGCTTTCTCAGGGCCACTTACAGGTAACGTTACAGGTGATGTCACAGGAGATTTGACAGGTGATGTCACAGGAGATATAACATCATCAGGTAATTCTCAATTCACTAATCGTCTTCAATTAAAAAGCACTGACGGAACACCAGCAAGATTAGATTTTTATTGTGAGTCGAGTAACGCACATTATCTCAGATTACAAGCACCACCACACGCACAGTTTTCTGGAAATCCTACAGTTGTATTACCAAACTCAGCGGGAACACTATTACTATCTGACGGATCTGGTGCAAGTTTAACTAACTTAAACGCATCTAATATTTCATCAGGAACAATAGGTGCTGCAAGAATACCAACTCTTAATCAGGATACCACTGGTAATGCTGCAACAGCTACTAACGCACAAGGACTAACAGGAACACCAAATATCACGGTTGGATCTATCATTGCATCATCTGGAACATTTAGTGGTAATGTAACTATCGGTGGTGTTTTAACTTATGAAGATGTAACTAATGTAGATTCGATTGGAATAATTACCGCAAGAGCTGGTGTTTTAGTTGGTAGTGGAGTCACTCTGAGTAAAGATGGTGATGTATTTGCAACAGGTGTTTCAACTTCAACTAAAGTTCATGTTGGTGTAGATACTGGAGTTTACGGAGAAGATTTAGTCGTAACTGGAGATGCAAGAGTTACAGGTATTCTGACTATTGGTACAGGTTCAATTACTCTTGATCCAACTGCAAAGCAACTTCGTGGTCTTGAAGAAATTGTTATTGGTATCGCAAACACAATCACAATCAAACAAGATTCTAAAGGGGAAATTGAATTTACTGATGCAGTTGGAACTCCAAAGTCAGTTGGAATCGGAACTACAGTATCAATCAATACATCAGGTATTATCACTGCAACAACTTTTGTGGGTGGTTTTACGGGTGACTTAACGGGAACTGCACAAAACGCTACTAACGCAGTCACACTCGCTGATCAAGCTGCATCACATTATCTTAACTATAATAATTTTACAAATACACCAACAATACCAACTAATAATAATCAGTTAACTAATGGTGCTGGTTTTATTACTGGATCATCTTTAAATGCATCAAACTTAAGTTCTGGAACAATACCAGATGCAAGATTCCCATCTACACTACCAGCAATTGATGGATCTGCACTTACAGGTATTGCAGTTACAGATAACATAAGAACTAATACAAACGCAACTTTCTTACAAAATGTCAATGTATCTGGAACTACAACCGCAACGACATTCATAGGAAATCTTACAGGTAACGTAACTGGTAATGTTTCTGGTACATCTGGATCAACCACAGGTAACGCTGCAACTGCAACAAAACTTGCAAACGCAAGAACTATTGGTGGTGTATCCTTTGATGGATCTGCCAACATTGACCTACCAGGCGTAAACTCTGATGGTAATCAAGATACAACTGGTAATGCTGCAACATCAACACTTGCAGTAAGCGCTCAAGGTTTAACAGGTTCTCCAAATATAACTGTAACTGATGTAAACGCTGTTGACGCTATCATTAGTGGTAATTTATCTGTTGCTGGAACAATTACATCTCTAGATCAAAATGATATTCTTGCAACTGGTATCATTACTGCATCATCTGGTGTAGATCTTGGTGATCCAGGCATTGTCACACTTTCAAGTAATACTTTAACAGCAACATCTACAAGCACAGATACAGTTGCAAGTATCTCTGCATCGGTTAATCGATCTGCAACTTTCCAAGTTCAAGTCACAAGAGGAACTCAATATCATATGACAACAATCAATGTAATTCATAATGGAACAGTTGCGTTTATGAGTGAGTATGGAACGATTCGTACAGGTGCAGTTCTTGCCACATTTGATGCTGATATCAATAGTGGTAATCTACGACTTCGTGCAACACCCACGTCTGCTGATTCCACAGTCTTTAAGTTATCAAAGACTACAATAAAAGTATAAATATATTTGAAGATACGATTCATTCATGGCTAAGAAGTGTCCGCCAGGCAAATATTACTGTTTCACAGATAAGAAATGTAAGAAGATTCCTCGTGGGTATCGGATAGGTGCTCGTGGCTATCTTGCAAGAGATACAAAGGATGATGATAACGAAACAAAGAAAAATGGTAACGGAAGTTCTAACGGAAATGGGAACG